GGGAAAAATTCCCCTTTTAGTTTTCTTATGTTGCGGGAAAGATTATTTTCCACATCCGCAACCACCACCGTTGTTGTTTTTCATCGTTTTTAATTTATTAGAGGTTTATTACTTTTTCTTGTTTTTGTTGTAGTACTTATCAATAGTACTCTGAACTGCGTTTTTAATACTCTCAGTTCTTAACTTTTTCACCTGCTCAGGTGAAGCACTTTGTTTTTTACATCCACATCCCATATTGTTGGTATTTTATTATAAATATTTACCACATGTGATTTAATAGTAAATAATATAGTTATTTTAATATTTATTAATATAATTTTTATCATGAGAGTTAATATAGATATATCACAAATACAAAAGGTTGTTCAAATGTTGGTTGAGGAAGAAGGTCAAGAGAGTGTTGTTATAACACCTGAACAATATATTGATTTATTAAAGTTTACTAATTATAACGGTAGATTGGTTCAAAATATGAAACAATTCAGAGGTAAACGAATTGTTATTGATGGTGATTTAAGTTTGAGAGGTACGGATGCTAATAACATCACAAATATCACAGTTAATGGTAGTTTAGACCTAACATACACCAAAATTAACTCTATTGAGGGGATTGAAACCAAATATATTTCAACATATGGTACACCATATGAACAAATTCAAATCAAAAAACAAAGACAGATTGAATTTGAAAAACAAAACGTTTTACGACAAGATGATGAATGGAATTTAGAAACTGCAAATAATGATATTGCAATTTTAGCAAATGTTTTATTTGAATTTTTAACTTCATCTTCTGGTGATTATGAGGCTAAAGAGCCTAATCATGATGCAAGGTTACAGGAACTCTATACTGCGAAGGAAAGGATGGAGGAAATTGAGAAAGAAACAGAAGATAATGAAAATTTGATGGATTTAGAGGCTGTTGAAGAAGAAATTGAAGAACTTGAAAAAAGAATTGACTTATATAATTTGGTTTATGATTACAAATATTATAGTATGAGAACTTTTTATGTGTTAACTGACGAATTAGAAGAATCAAAAGAAAGATGGGCGGTTGGTGATAATTACGACACCCACATGTCGGCATATGAAAAAATTGATGAATTGATTGATGATATCGGAATAAAAGGTTTTAATTCAAGTTTTGTTGAAGATTATATTGATATTGAAGAACTTAAGGAAACTTTCAGAGACGATGAAGAACATAATGTCAGAGAAAACCTTGAAGATTATTTTGACGAGGAAGATTTTGAATATTCCGACCCGGCAGTTCAAAAAAGAATTGATGAAATTGAATTATTTTTGGAAGATTCTGAAATAGACCAAGAAAAAGAGGATGAATTAAATGAAGAACTTGATGAGTTAAGAGATAGTGATAAAACTGTCCCTGAAAATTTAATTGAGGAAAAGGTTGAAGATTTAATTAATGATTTGGTTGATGACCCTGCGAACGTAATTGAAGAATATGGTTTGAATATTGAAAACTTTATAGATATAAAAGGATTTAAAGAAGGGTTAATTCAAACTGACGGTATTGGTCACACACTGAACTCTTACGATGGTGATTACGATACTATTGAATTTAATGATGAAACATATTACATTTTACAAACACAAGGGTAAAATGGAAACAAAACCAAAAAGAAGAAAATCAAAAAAAGACAATCATTTTAAGTTATCAACAGATTGGTTGTTAACAGAACCAGTTGACTACGAACATAAGTATTATATGTTGATGGACTTCTTAAATTTCTGTGACGATAAGATTGAAAAGTTTGAGTTGTATCCGTTATTCAGTGAAATGTCGTTACACTTAGCAAATCTACAAACGATATCTTCAGAGTTCAAATACATCATGGTTAACAAAAAATTTGAAGTAATTGATGATGAAATACTAATCAATGAACTTAAATTTACACCAATCCCAAAGTTAGGTGATGATGAGTTAGAGGAACTAAATAAGGTTCTAAAATATGCCGGACCGAAGTTTTTTGAATATTTTAATGTTATCAAAGCTCTTTGGACATTAACATACGACTCAGTTTCAATCAAACATACCAACGAGAATAAATATCAAAGTTTAGAAACAGGATACTTCTTTACACTTAAGGGGAACAACAAAAAGATTTGGAAGTATACAACTGGTGGTATTGATACGGTTAAACACGACAGTAAATTTGTTGCTCAATTATTATTTGATGGTGAAAGTAAAAAGGTTATTAAAACTATATTAAATGATTTAAGTCAAGATATCAGTTTACCTATCTTTGAATTAATGTCATCCAACGACCTACCATTTGAGAATACACTCCTACCAATCTTTAAAAGAAAGGTATTAAGTTACATAGTACAGAAAAAAACAATTGTTAATCTAAAAAAAAATTAATACTTTTGTAATATGGGATTCAACAAAAAGATTGTAGGTGATTTACAAATACATGAAATAGAAATGAACCCCGAAAATATTAAGTATTATCTTAAAGCTGATGCTATATTATTTTCATCTAAAGAAATTGAAATTAAATTTAAAGAATATGAGAAACAATATAGACCCCAATGAAGTTCTGTTAAGAAAACTTGAAAAACCAGTTCATATTAATTACATTTGTGATTATATCCTACGAGTTGGAATTGACGAAACAAGAAAACGAATCGAAAAACTTGTAAGTGAGGGTATTCTTGAAGAAAGTAAATATGGAAAAGAATATTATGTCAGAACAAAAAGAAATGGTTAATCATCCCGACCATTATGGGGGTGCGTCAAATGTTTACGAAGCGATAAAAGTCATTGATGCTTGGGGTTTAGATAAAGATTTTTATTTGGGTAATGCTGTTAAATACTTATCACGTGCTGGTAAGAAAGAAAACGTGGTTCAGGACCTGAAGAAGGCTATATGGTATATTGAAAAAAAGATAGAAAAATTACAGAATGATTGAAAATTATATTAATAAAGTTATTACCGGAGATTGTATTGAGGTGATGAAAGATATGCCCGAAGGATGGGTGGATTTAATTGTAACATCCCCACCTTACAACTGTAATATCCCATATGATACACATATTGATAATACAAATATGGAAGATTACTGGATTTGGACTAAACATTGGTTAATTGAAGCGTTTAGACTATTAAAAGACGATGGTAGGGTAGCAATTAATATTCCCTATGAGGTTAATGTACAAGATAGAGGTGGTAGAGTTTTTTTTGTTTCTGAGTTTTATCAGATAATGAAACAAGTTGGTTTTAAGTTCTTTGGTGTTGTTGACCTTGAAGAGGACTCACCACATAGAAGTAAAACAACTGCGTGGGGTTCTTGGATGAGTCCGTCTTCGCCATATATTTATAACCCAAAAGAATGTGTTATCTTGGCGTACAAGAAAGTTCATATTAAGAAAGTAAAAGGTGAACCCCAATGGAAAGGAGTACCTTATCTAACTGAAGAAGGGAAGAATAAAGTTGCTTATTCTGAACAAGATAAGAAAGAGTTTATGGAATTGGTGTTTGGACAATGGAAGTATTTTGCTGACACCCGTACACTAACAAAGGCGACGTTCTCCATGGATATTCCCGAAAAGGCAATCAAGATATTGTCATACAGAAATGATGTGGTATTAGACCCCTTCAATGGCTCAGGGACCAGTTGTGTGGCGGCGGTTGTTCATGATAGAAGATGGATTGGTATTGAATTGAGTGAGAACTATTGTGAAATTGCTAAACGAAGAATACAAAGTTTTGTTGACCAAAAGAACCAACAGAAGTTACAATTTGAAAACGGAGTTCAGTAAACTCCGTTTTTTTATTTATTTGTATATTTATAATAAAATATTATGATGAAAAATTCAGAGATTATTAAATTTTTATTAGAGACACAAACTCAGTTTAGAGTATTACATTGGCAAACAAAATCATTTGCTAGACATAAAGCCTATGGTAAAATATATGACTCACTTGATGATTCAATTGATAAGTTTGTTGAAGTTTGTATGGGTAAACACGGAAGACCAACTTTTACAGGTGGTTACACTTTATTGGGTAGTGATATTGAAGAACTTGATTTAACTGAGTTTATTAATTCAGTATGTGAATACTTGGTTGGATTGTCTGAAGACTACGACCCAAAGATGGATTCCGATTTATTAAACATTAGAGACGAAATATTAGCACAAGTTAACAGATTGAAATACTTGTTAACTTTAAAATAGAGGTATATTACTTTTTTACTTTAAAAGGTTCATCATAATGATGAACTTTTTTTTTGTTACAATATTTATTATTAATGAAAAAGATAATTTCCGAAGGTGGTATTAGAAACATAAGAGAACTTTCTGATAGATACAAAAAAGCAAAGATATACTTTCACCAGGATTTAGATGGTGTTGCGACAGCATTGGCGATGAAGAAGTATTTGGAAGACAACGGAATCAAAGTTGTTGATGTTGAAATAATCCAATACGGAGATAAAGAATTTGCGGTTAAGAAGGCTGACGCTGAAGGTGAGATAATGCCAGTTCTTGTTGACTTTGCTCACGGAAAACCAATGTTTGTTGTTCATACAGACCACCACGATAGACAAGCCGGAGCTGACGAAACTAAATCAACTCAGTTCAGAGGAGCTCGTTCTAATGTTGAAACTCTATCACAGATTGTTCCGGCATCAGAGATTTTTACACCGGAAGACGTAGCGACAATATCTATGGTAGATAGTGCTGATTACGCTTCCAAAAACATTACACCTGAAATGGTGATGAATTATGTGTATAATACGTCAAAAGAAAAGAGTGCTAAAGAAAATAGAATGTTATTAGGTTTGGTTACTAACAAGTTATTGTTGGCGTTTAAAAACAAACCAGGGTTTTTAGAGACGTTGGTATTAAATTGTAAACCTTCAATCCTTTCAATCTTTAATAAGATTAAAGAACTAATGAAGACAAATAGATATGCTGACATATCTTCATTAGAAAAGAACAAAGAAGATTATGTTCAGACGATGAAAGGAAATCAAAATGTTCAGGTTAAAGATAATATCATCGTTCAGTATGGTGGTGGAAGTATGATGAGACCTGGGTCTTATGACAGATATACGCCATTTAGAAACAACCCTGAGGCTGACTTCCTTGTTATTGCTTGGCCACTTGGTTTATTACAGGCATCATGTAATCCATTTAAAAAAGAAAGAGAACTTAAAGGTGTTAACTTGGGTGAGATTGCTCAAGAGGTATTATCACATTGGGAAGGACAACTTAAAGAAAAACAAATACCACTTTCAACGATTAAATGGGTATCTGAAACTGCTGCAAAAGAAGAGTCAGTTGGATTTACCTTTAAGGATTTCGCAGCAATATACGGAGACAAATACTTGGATAAGAAAGATGGTGTTGAGACACTTATGGATATTAAATCTTTAATGGAAAAGAAATCAACTGAACTGACTGAAGAAGAATGGAGTGTGTTAGATGGTGTTTCAGTTCCTGTATGGGAAGTTATCCAAGCAAATTCAGGTGGACACAAGTGTATTACAAATATTTCAGGTTTGAATTACATCGGAAGAAGTAAAAGACCACCTCAGGGTAAACCTAAATACGATTCTGAAAAAGATGACTCACCTTACATCAAGTTTTTAAAGATGTTACAGAATAAATTTGTGAATGTTTTACAACAAAAGATTGAGGAAAGTAAGTAATTTATTTAAAGAACTCACAAACTTGTCCTTCTCTGATATCTAAATCTTCACAGGTACCACCTTCAAGTTCTAATACATACATTCCTTTACCGACAAACCTTTCACAAGGTTGAACCTCACATGGTTCACAGTAGTGGTGTATCTTATTAATTTTAAAATTCTTATCAATAAAGATAATGTCTAAAGGAATGATACAATTCATCATCCAAAAACTATGTGAACCATCACCCATGATGAACAACATACCGTCAAAATCGTCAAAAGTCTTGTTCATCATACCTTGACTGGTCTCAGAACTTTCAATTAATACTTTGACATTGAAACTATTTTTTTTTATTTTTAATAACATACTTATTAATAAATATTTCTATGAAAGAAAGTGCGGGAATTATTGTGAAAGTAAATGATAAATGTCTGGTTTGTAAGAGGGCTTCAGATGTTAATGAACCGGCAAAGTGGGCGATACCTATGGGTGGGATAGATGAGGGTGAAGACCCTAAAGAGGCTGCTTACAGAGAGTTCTATGAGGAGATGGGTGTTTCAGTTGATGGCGTTATTAAACCTTTAGTTAGGATTAATCGTTATAATAAGTTGGGAAACATAAAAAGTATTTTACATGTTTTTATTTTTAAAACCGATACTGAAATCATTCCTGATTTAGATGGTGCTGTGGATGGTTTTGAACACACAGAATGTGAGTATATGACTTTAGACCAAATTAAAGGGCTTACTATGTCATCAGGTATTAAGGAAGTTTTAACTGATGTATTAAACTTTTGATTTTTTTGATATATTTATTTGACACTACGGAATATTTGCCGTAAGTTTGTAAAAGATTTAACACTCATAGGGAATGAAAGATACTCGGTAGTTAAATCAAAAAAAAAGTTTACAAACTACTTGACAGAAAGAAAAAAAAGTCGTAAGTGTGTAAAACAAATCGGAAATGTCCGAGACGTTCTTTGAAAATATTATTATCCATTCAATGAAAAATTGACATCCTCGTTCCAGACGTGAAAATAATGTGGTTTGAATCCACTACGAGGACAATGTTAATTTGAAGTTGATAAATGATAATGGGCCGTGTATGGTCCTTAAATAAACTACGAAAGTAGGATAAAGTGG